CGGTCATGAGGACGAACGTACCTTTCAAATATACGTTGTCGCCATAGAGACCGTTCCCGTGTGGTTGGCTATTCGCCGGGAAAGCGCTGTCCTTGATACCGTCGAGATTACCCACCCGGCAGCGCAAACAGCCGTTGAAGTTTTTCGCGTTCACACCATCCAGTATATCAACACGTGGCTGCCCGTCCTCCGTAGCCGCTATGCTGATCAGGTTCTGGCGCAGCGGGTTTTCCGTATTACCCATCAGGACGCACTCATCACCCGCCTTCGGTTCCGTTCCGCCAAACTCCCTCTGGGGTACCGTTATCCCTTCCGCATCGCCTTCCGACACTTCCACCCAGTACCCCCTAATCTCCGCCCCCGTAAAAACGGCACAGCGCATCAGATCATGCGCCACGAACGTGTTCTCCTGCTCAAAGGTGATGCGGTAATTGTTGCCCTCCTTGGTCACGGTCTTGATCTTACCGTTGGCGGCGGAAACAACCAGCTGGCCCCCCACGCTACGCACCTTCTCGATCAGCAGTTCCATAGCGACCAGCGTCTGCCGGATGGTCGCCTTGTCTATCGTAAGATTACTCAGCCCCGTTATTTTATCTATCCATAGCTGCCAGCCCTCGCCGAACATACCGTCCACGAAACGGGTACTGCGGAGCAGTTCACGGATGACCGCCGTCAGAAACTCGGCGTTCCCGTCGCCGTCAACATTGCCCCCGGATTCACCGGCTTTGTAATCCCCAAAATAAGTCCCTTTCAGGAAACCGATCACCTCGGCCGCGGTATCCCGATGACGTTTGCTCAGGAACTCCCTCTGGCTTCTTTTCGCCGAGAAAAGGTTGTTGTCCGTGGGCAGCGTATTATCGAAGCTCCGGATAATATCGGGAAGCCCGGAACTTTCGGCCTTGGCTTTCGTATAGCTTTTTAGTTCCCCTATGCTGTCGTTTACCCTGTCGAATTTCGATACCTGCAGGGCGTCGCTGATCTCCAGGTCCATCTCCCCGGGAAGGTTCACCTTACGCGTGATCTTCGTAATGCGGCTCCTGCGGTAACCGTCTTTCGGGAAATACTCGGCACTCTCCAATTTTACGCGCCGGCCGACAAACAGATCGGCCTCCTGCCGCTCGATCCACACATGGTCGGTCGGAGCCTTGTAAGCTGCGATATCCAGCCAGTGGTCCTTGTTGTATTCGTCCACCGCAGCCGCAAATTCCTCCTCTGCCAGCCGGTAATACTTATCCGGCATCCGGATGTTCCAAAGGACATAGGTGTCCCCGGCCTTCGGGACGAGCTTGCCGCCCGGAAGCTGCGTATCATCACCGTAAGGCCAGATCGTGATGATCTCAAACTCACGGGTGGCGCTATCGAAGTTCACCTCGAAATAATGGTCGTCCCCCTCTCCCAGCCCGGAAAGGTCGCCGCTCTGAAAGGAGACGCGTTTCGTCTCACCGGCCAGCTCATAATCGTTCGGATCGAAATCCATCCCGCCGTCCTTGAAGTAATAGACGGTAAAGGCCTTACCCTCCTCGTCCGTCACCTCCTCACTGCGGACACTGCTTACCGTACCCACCCGCCGGGGATAGATACCGCTGAAGGCGGCCTGTTCGTAGTGGTCATAGATACCGTACTCGTCCACGCCCACCTCCACGTACTTCTTTTTTCCGGGGAGCATCAGGCGGGGGCTGCCGTACTTCTCGGCGTCGATGTTCCGGCTGCTGCCGATCGGGAAAAGGCGCGTGTAGAACTTCGCCGTATTGCTCGTATCCCGCTCCAGGGAGGTCAGCCCCTTGCCGTATCCCAACGTGATCTCCTCGCCGTGTTCGCAACGGCACACGTTCACCGTCTGCCCCTCGACCCACCACTCGGCCTTGCCTCCCACCTTGCCGGCGATCTCCTTCAAAGCCTGGTCGCAGTACATGCCCTCATAGTCGATCACGATAAGATCGGTACCATCCACCTGCCCCACCTTCCAGTCGGTAATGTTACCCATGCCGTCGTTGATGGCCTTCACTACCATCGCGACATGGTCACGGGGCGTGGCCGTCAATGTAAACAGGGGATTGGTGTCGCCGTCCGTTGTCTCCAGCACAAGAAAACGCCTGATCAGGCTCTCGATACCGTACAGCTTCAGGTTATACTCCCACTCGCTACCGCTTTTCTCTTTCGGGGTGTACCGCTCCGTCAGCCAGTACCGCTCGCCCATGTAGTCCGTGAAGTCGCCTACATCAAGAGGGATATGGGCATAATGCGTGAAGGAGAGCGCCAGCACGTTGTCGCCCTGCACCTCCTTGCTCTGCGTCGAACTGTCACTTGCGGCCACATCCGCACGCTTGGCCCCGGCTTTATCGTATATCGTTAAAAGCATATTCGAATCGTCTTTGAATGGTTATATAATCGGTACCGGTTCGCGGAACTTCACCTTGAATTTCCCGGCGTGGACCCCTTCCTTCCACAAATAGGTCAGCGGGGTGAACTTCGGGCTGTCCGTGTATTTCACGTGCAGTGCCAGATCAAGCTGGGGAAACGCGATGTCGAGCCACCCGTCCTTCCCTTTCTTCAGAAAATTGATGAACGCGAAGTATTTCCGCAGCCATCCCGCCTTTGTCTTGTTATACAGTGCGAAGTGCAGCGTCACGTCACGCGCCTCGTTCCTCGGGGTAAGGACCGCGCTGTATTTCTCCCCGTCCTCCTCCCGTATGTCCACGGCCGTCTCCTTCTTCGTCTTGCTCGGGGTCAGGATCGCCGAGAGGTTATCCATGCCACCGCGCCGGTCTTCCACCAGGAACACGCCATATTCCGTCCAGATGTCCGTGCCGTTCACCAGTACCAGCCCGCCCAATATATCTGCCATGTCATTTCACTTTTAGTCCGTCACGTATCATTTTCCTTATCTCATCCTTTATCTCGCCCAGGTGGCCGGCACTTACGCCCGTGTTCTCAGCGATGCGGGCCAGGTGGCCCTCGGCCGTGTCCATCTTTTCCGACACGCTCTCCAGCCGGTCGTCCATACTGCTCCAGTGTTGCAACCCATTGGTGAACATCCCCTCCAGCTTCGTGCCCTGGTCATACGTCATGGCCGTGTAGCCACCCGCTTTTGCGCTCTGGCCCGTACCACCTTGCTGCGTCTTGTCATAACCGGCGGCTGCCGCCAGTTTGTCGCGCAGGTCCACCGCCTCTTCCACATACCGCAAGTATTCGTCGGCCAAAGCCTTCCGTTCCGCTTCCGTCAGGTCGTTGTCCTCCATCGCCTTGCCGAACCGTTCCCACCAGCCCTTCAACTTCTCGCTGTACATCTCCCCTATCTTGTTGCTCAGCATCGCCCGCATGAAATATTCCGAGATATCATCGGCCGCCTCCTTCGCGCCATACTTCATGTTCATCAGGTTATCGATAAAGCTGCCATACATTCCATCAAACGAAATGCCGGTAAGCCCTTCATACAGCTGGTCGGTCAGTTCCTCCAGCTTACCGGCTTGTTCTATGTAGTCATCCAGTTTCTCGGTAAGCCGCCCGCCGTAACCGCCCTTGCCCGTGTCCTGTATCTGTGTCCACATGTCCACGTTGCTTCTGAGGGCCTTCATCTCCTCCGGACTCAGGCTCCACAGACTGCCGTCCCACTGGCGGCCGATCTGCCCGCTCAGCTTGTCTATCTGTGCCTGGGAAAAACCATCCCAATAATAATTCCAAGAGCGGTGGCTGCCGTGGTAACCGGCCTGCGCCATCGCCATCTGCAGGTAGTTGGAATTCGTCTCCTGCTGGTATTTGTACGCATCACGGTAGGCGGTGACAGATTTTGTTCCCTTACTCGCCTCGATGGTATCGGTCAAATCCTCGATGGAGGTTTGCAGCTTCTCGTTCCGGTCAGTCAGCCGGTCCATCGTATCCTGCACCTCTTTCGCGTTGCTTCCGTTCCAGTTGATGGTGCCGCCCAGACTGAACAAAGTCTTCACCGCGCCGCTTACCGCCTTGACACCGCCGGTAATGACGCTCATCGGTTTGGTCAGGTCGATGCTTTCCAGACCGTCCAGCGTCTGCCCTAAACCTTCCAGGTATTCGCCCATCCATTCCGGCGGATCGATACCGAACTGTTCCACCAGTCCCAGCAGGTCTTCTGCCGCTCCCACGTATTCCTTCACCTGCCCCACGCTGCCGTGCAGGGCGTCCGTAGCCTCGGCCAGTGCCCCCTGCCTCGCGTTTCGGGCGGCATCCAACGCGGCCCGGGCGTTCTTCCGCTCGGCTTCAGTCCCTTCTTCCACGGCCTTGTTATAGGCTTCCTGGGCCTCCTTGACGGATAAGGTCGTGGATTTTACCCGCGACAAGGATGATTCCAATGCCGCAAAGGGATTGCGCTCGCTAAGTTTCCTGTCGATGGCGTCAATGGCACGCACCAGGTCTTTCAGGCTGTCCGGCTGCAAGTCCTTCTGGGTATCGATATATTCCTTCAGACGGGTACGGAGGGATTGGAGGCTTTCGGAGGATACCTTGTCGAGGTCCCCGAATACGGCTTCCCAATTCAATCCGTCCTTCAATTCCTTCAGATCAAGACCGGCCATCTTTTCCTTCAGTTCTTCCTGAAGTGTTTTCCGACCGCCTTCCGTGGTAGCTTCCGCGATACGTTTTTCATACTCCTTGGTAATGGCCAGTTTCTTTTCTTCATAGCTCCCATATTCCGCCAGGTAATCACGCATGGCCTGGGCTTCTTTTTCCCTCTCATCTTCAAAAATGGCGGCAAGAGCCGCGCTCCGGTTCTTATCGTTGGAGTCGCGTGCGCCGGCAAGGGCATCCCTCTGACCGGGAGTCAGGCCATTGCCACCGGTGGAAACACCGGCTTCCTTGTTTTCACGTTTCCATTCGGCTTCCTGACGGGCTATTTCTTCTTTTCTCTTGTTATAGTCGTATTCGATCTGTGCCAGTTTCTTTTCAGTGCCGTCTTTCATCCGGTCTATCTCCTCTTTCCGATTCTCGGCCTGGAGTGCGGCAAGTTCCTGCGCCAGCCTACGCTCTGTAGCCATACGCTGCCTGGCTTCCGTTTCCGTTTTTTTACCGGACTGTTTAGGATCGGAGTGTCCGCCGATATTTCCCTTCCTGGCGGCTTCGGCGGCTTTCCTCGTTTCCTCCTCCGCCTTCCTCAGATAACCGTCACGCTTGTTCTCCGCATTTTTCAGCAGGATATCATAAGCCTCCTGATCATGTTTTCGGATAGCCTCCTGCGCGTCATACACCTGGCCGACTTCCGCCATATTGCTTTGTATCAAATACTGCCCTATCTTTCCGAAGAATCCCATAGCACTTTCAGCCTCTTCCGGTTTCTGGGCCTTGATCTTGTTTACTTCTTCGTCAGCTTCGGCCGCCTTGCTGACCAGATTCTGGACGTTGGCCTGATGAAGCAAGACCTGCACGTAGTCCTCGCTCTTTTGGGTAAGGGTATCGTACCACTCGGAAAGGGTTTTATAATAACCGAAACTTTCCCCGTATTTGCGGTTCAGTTCCTCCACCTTCGCCTTTTCCTGCTCCTTGCCGCCGGTGAAGTCCTTTATTTCACCGATAACCGATTTCAGCTCAAAGCGGGTACGCACCATCTGGGCGCGGCCGTCCTTCTCGATCTCGGTCATTTCCTTCAACGAGATATTGAATTCGTCCACGCCTTTCTTGGCGCTGAACAAATCCTTCGTCCACTCCACGATCTCGTCACCGTACATCACAAGCAGCATGATGCCGGTCGTAAGTGCCGTCTGCCAGGAAAAAAGAGAAGAGAGTACCTGCTTCCATACCGGCGTGCCTTTCTGCCCCGACTTCCGCAGCTCGTCGTATTCCTTACGGGCACGGGCCAGCTCATCGGTGAATATCGGCAGGTTGTTGCTGATGGCCAGAAAGAACATCTGCGGTCCCATAGCCAACGAGGGCATCTCACGGGCAATCTGCTGGATGCTGTTGTGCAAGCCGTTAAACTGGCGCTGCGCGTTAGGCATGTCTGAAGGCGTGACCTGTACGGTTTCCGATTCCGCCTGAAGCTGTCTCAACTTGCCACGCAATTCCTCAAGCTGCTTTTCCAGCGCGTGGATCTGGGCGATGTTGGCGCTCTGGTCCAGATTGGGGGCGGCCGTCTCACCGGCAAGACGCAGTCTTTCCAGTTCCGCCTCCAACACCCTGACGGTGTTACGAAGCTCCAGCGCCTCACGCTCGGCCTTGTCCATGCCGGGCGTAAGGCCGTCCTTCATCAAAAATTCAACTTCCACAGGTTTCATTCCAGTCTGCTTTGAAAAAATCCTACAATATCGTCCGCCTCGTCCTCCGCGCTACGGTCCGTTCTCCGGCTGCCTTCACCGCCGCCTTTCTTCCGCCTCACATACCGGGGCGCGTCACTCAGCATCATGATCAGCGTCTGCCAGTTCACCCCGTCAAGGATGTAATCCACGCTCCAGCCGGTCGCCGATGCAATCTGCCATATAAATCCGAAGGGGCTATGTGAACATTCATACTCTGTCCTTAACTCCCCTTCCCTTTCTGGCTCAGTCTCGGTTTCGTCGGGTTCGCCCGATCCACCGATCTGATAATACGCATAAAATCCTTCGTGCCCATCAGACGCTCGAACGTCCGGAACACGGCCACCAGGAACCTCCAATCGACAAGCTCCCGGAGTATCCATGCCGTCAGCCCTATGCCTACACGCCGGGCCACGCAGCCCCGGCACACCGTATAAGCCAACATCCGGCTGACGCCTTTTCCGTACTTTGCAACAAAGGCCATTTCCTCCGCCTTGTCCTTCGGTTTCCAGCCGGGTGCCACACCCAGCCTCAGATACTCCCTGGCCAGCAGCATCTGGCCCCGAAGCCGGGGACGCTTCATCGTCACACGCAGTTCCAGGGGATGTTTCTTAAAGGGAACGCGCCACCTTTTAAGAGGAACGGACACGCCACCGTCCAGCAACGCGTCCGCACATTCCATTTCTATCAGTTGCTCCAACCGGTCATCCATACGCTAACCCTCCTCGTCCGAGGTCTGTACTTCCGCCGCAGGCAGTCTGTATTCACCCCACTCATCCGGCAAGGCATCCGTATCGAACACGCCGTAGGGCTGCGAGCCGTCCGCCGGCATCGCCACCTCCAACGTACACTCGATCTTCGCCGTTTCCGTAAGTGTCAGCTTACCGCCCAAATTGGAGAGCAGCGTCGCGTTGGGCATCAGGACGCTCTTACCCGACACAAGGGCAAGTTCCCAGGGTCCTTGCATCACCATGGCCGCCGAGGGGGCGGTCCAGCCGATCGGGTTTTCCTCCGACACGTCCGTGCTCTTGTAATGGAGGGAACCGCCAAGCAGCTTGTGCAGGTTCTTGTAATCCATCTGGATCACGTTGAACGTCGGCGCTATGCTGCCGTTCGACTGGGCTATGACCAGCACCGGGGCGCCGGGCACCTGTTCCGCCTCGATTTTCGCGGCCTCGGGTTTCTGGCCGCCCAGGTCAAAGGAGCCTTTCTCGATGTAGCCCACGATAAAATCCTTGTATTTCACGGCACCGATGCCGTACATGAAATTCTTATCCGCCATCTTTCTTTTGTTTTTGAATTAATATTACCGCTAAAACGCATATCACTATTCCAGTCCCAAAACCATAGAAGAAGATTTGAACGGGGTTTGAACGCCGTTTTACCTCCGCCTCGTACAAATCCGCCATTTCCTCCCAGGCTTCCCTGTACGTCTCGGACCTGCCCGCATAATACTCGACCAGGATTTGCAAACTGTCGCAGCTCGCGTGCACGGCGATCACGTTTCCGTCGCGGCTTACCGACACGTTCGCCTGCCCGCTCTTTCCGCTATACGACGCCTCGGGGGGCAGCTTCATCAAACTGTCAGCCGGTATCGCCAGCCGTACCTCCGACTTCGGGACCGCCTCCGTCCGTACAAGGAGGACTTCTTTGGCCATACTGTCCACCGCCATCCGATTCGCCTCCGTCCGGGAGGTCTCCTTCACTGTCTTTCGGGTGCTCGCGCAACCGGAAAAGCACAGGACAATCACCAGAATGCTTGCAATTGCCGGCATCACCGATAGCCTTGCGAAGACGGGCCATCTCACGTTTGGTTGAGCAAAACTCCTTCTTGGTCGCACGCAGTTCTTCCCGGGTCTCATTCAATTCCTTCTTTAATGGTTCAACAATATTATCTATCAATATCCGGGTGGCTTGCTCAGTGTTGTCAATCCGGACCGTCTCGGCCTCGGCCCTCGCCTTCTCCGCCTCGGCATTCGCCTTGCGGACCGTAGCCTTCAGCGTGAGAAGCCCGATGACAGCCGCCAATAAACCGCCGCCCAGTACCAGGTTGAGTATTTCACTAAGCTCCATCTCTGATACCTGTTTATGCCTTGCTTTCCGATTTCTTGACTATAAGGCCGATAAGCCATTGTACCAGTCCCGTGTCCGCGATCCCGTTCGCGACAAGGGACGCACCTAAACCGTAAAGCAGGGCTATATACCACTGGACATCCGACACAAATCCGGCATCCAGCCACCACAGCAACATGGCGCCCGCAATACCGACGCACCAGCTGACAATCTGGGTAACCAACCCGTTCATTTTCGGGAACAGGGACTTGATCCCTTCCGTCAGCAACACCACCATACCGGAAAAACCGGCGAAAGTGGCGATCATGCCGTCATAGTCCACAGCGGTGGATACATCGCCCGTCTCGGCAAACACGGCTGACACAGAGCAAAGCATCAGCGCAAAAAACAAAATCAACTTTTTCATTTCTTTCTTCTTTTTATTGGAAAATACCGATCTCTTTAAGCCATTTCTGCACGTCAAAGCTGGGGCAGGCTTTCGCCGCCAACTCATTGTGTCCTACAATCCGAACGTCCGGAAAGCGGCGGTGGAAGTCCTTCACATACTTCTCCAATGCCTTCTTCTGGCAGGCCGTACGCGTGTCCTTCGGAGTCTTGCCGTCAGCGGCACACCCTCCGGCATACACGATATGCCGGGAAACGGAGTTATAACCCGCCGCACCGTTGGTGATTTCCCACGGGTCGACATTTGCGTCCTCGTTGTTATCCACAAGGCGTTCAACGCCTCCGTTCAGGTGGAACAGGTCGGTGTAGCCTACCTGTTTCCAGCCACGGCCGCCCTCGCTTACCGGGGCGGTGTGCCAACGGCGGATGTCCGCCGATGACACCTCACGGCCCTCCGCCGTGGCCGTGCAATGAATGACAAGGTATTTCAACCCGGCCATTATGCACCCCCTCCCTGCTTTTTGGCGGTCAGGGTGATTTTGGCCGTCTTACTACGATCGGCATCAAGGGTGAGGGTGATCGTGCCGGTCTTGTCGCCATCGGTCGTGTTAGGCTCTGCAGTAACGGTCAGGTCCTCGTCCGTTTCCACCACCTTGAAACCTGCCGGAGCTGCGCTCGCTTTCCATTCACCGGAAGCCGTCACCGTAACCTTCTGCGTGCCGCCGGTACTCTCAAACGTGAGGGTGGCCGGCTCTACGGAAATGGTTTTCTCCGCGGCCTTGAACACGGGGTTGGTACGGGTATCCAGTACGACAGCCTCCTCGCCGAAAGCGATGTTCGTGTCCGCCTTCATCAGCAATTTGAAGAAATACAACTCGCTGGCGTTGGATACCTTGTCGATCTGGATCACGTCCTCGTCATCCTGCAAGTTGACAGCGGCGAAGAAATTGCCGTCCGCGCCCATCGAGCAAAGGGTGGTCACGATCAGATCGTCCGGCCACGCGGAGAGCGTCTCGATGGTGATGCCCTTGTAACGCTTGCTGTTTACGTCCGTCTCGCTGGCGTTCTTGGCCTCCCGTTCGGTCAACTCATCGTCGTACTTGTCGAAATCGTTAACGCTCATGATAATGCGCAGGTTCGGATTGTTACGGATGGCCACGGGGATAGCCTTACGCACGGCCTTTAATTTGTCCAGCATGGTCGCCGGCTTACCCGATACGATGATAAGCTCGGTATCTTTCGTCATCTGTGTCAGGATACCGTTCATCAGATGGTCGTCGTCATCCCCGTACGTGCCGTTGATAAAATGGTCGCCCAGCTCGAACTTCACCTGCTTGGTCAGCTCGGCCAGCAGGGCGTTCTGTCCTTCAGGGGGCAGTTCGGCGAACACGAGGTTGCCCTTAGGCTGCCACTTGCGCCAAATCTGCTCGAAGGCGCGAGGATTGAACACGGTAAAGGCCATGAAGTCCACCGGGTCAAGGGATTTCTCCGAATAGTTGAAATTCCCCTTGGAATCCTTGATGTCCGGGTGTTCCTTACGTTTCTGCAACATCTTGCCGCTTTTAAGGCGCGGCAGGCTGATTTTTTTCTCCACGCCGGGAATGACCATGATCAGCCCCTTCTCGACGATCTCGTTCCCCGTGGCGGCAAGCGTCAGGATCTGCTCCAGTACCTCGCCGTTGTAATTGGTGTTCTTTACTACTATTGCCATTGTTTATCGGTTTAGTTTGTTCTTGATTTCCGACATGCGCTTGTCCCACGGGCTTTCGCCTCCCACTTCCACGCGCAGGTCAGTGGTCACTCTCTTTTTCGGTTTCAGGCTCCGAAGGGCTTTCTCCCCGTTCTCGCGGTCAGAGCTAAGCAGGTTCTCGTACACCGGACGCATGGTCGCGTCGATACGGCCGTCGGCCTCGGCATCGTCCAGCAATTTTTTCCTTGCCGCCTCGTCCTCCTCCTTGGCCTTGTCCGTAAAAGCCTTGTTCTCTTTTTTCAACCTGTCCACCTCGGCTGTCAGGCCGGGAACCTTTCCCGCCTCCTCCTCGAGCGCGTCCATCACGCGGAACACGTCCGAGTCCGTCGCGCAATCCTTGAAGCGCGGACGTTTCTTTACTTCTTCTAAATTCATTTGGGTATCGTTTAATGGCTGTTCAAGCCGGTTGTTGAATATGCGGTAAACCTGTTCGGGCGTACTGTCCTCCGGTACGGGGTCGGCATCATAGACCCCGTCGATAAAACCCAGCGCAAGGGCCTCGTCCGCCTTCAGCCAGTGGTCGGCGTCGTCAAAGTAACGCGCCCGGATTTCCTCCACGCTGGTGCCCAGTCTCGGGGCGTACATCTCGCAGAGGGTGTTTTCCAACGCCTCCACCTCCTCCAAGCAGCGCCTGAGTTCCGTCTTGTTACCGTAACAACCTCCAGAAACGCTGTGCAGCATCAGTCTCGCGTACTTGCTCATCTCGACGGGCTTTCCGCACAGGGCGATCACGCTGGCCATGCTGGCGGCGATGCCGTCCACATAAATATGGATATCCGCCTTGCTGCCGCGCAGGGCGTTGAAGATGGCAATACCTGTATAGACATCACCGCCGTTGCTGTTTATCCTGACATCGATCCTTTTTCCCGATGCCTCCGCCTCCATGAGCTCGCGAACTATGGCGGCCGCCGTGACATCACTGTATTCGCCGATGTCACCGTACAAAAGGATGCAGCAGGCGTCCTCACCGGGTATCATATTAAAAAAACGGTTCATTTCTCTATATCGCTTAGGGCGGGTTCCCGCCGTGTTTACGGTGCAAAAATGAAGGTATTTAGGGGATCAGGCAAATCGGATTTTTATCATACACGGCTTATAATGTTATCATTACGCTATAAAGTTGTATCATGCGGCAAGTTTTTTCCCGAACGTCGTTTTTTAGCCACCTTTGTCTAAAAAAAGACACTATGGCGGATAAAATGACTACCGGACAGCGCAAGGAATGGGCGAAACTGCTCTTCGTAAAGGAAAACCTCACGCAGGCGGAAATCGCCGAGCGGGTGGGGGTGTCGCGCGTCACCGTGAACAAATGGATCAACGCAGAAAACTGGGAACACCTGAAGGTATCGGTCACGATCACCAAGGAGGAACAACTAAAGAACCTGTACCGACAACTGGCCGAGCTCAACGGCAAGATCGCCCAGCGGGAACAGGGACAGCGGTTTCCCAACGCCGCGGAAGCGGATACCATCTCCAAGCTGGCGAACGCCATCAAGAAGATGGAAACGGAGGTCGGACTGGCGGATATCACGTCCGTGTTCGCCGACCTGCTCAAATGGTTGCGTACCTACGACGCGGAGCAGGCCAAACAGGTCTGCCCGCTGCTGGACGCTTTTGTCAAATCAAAACTCGCATAGGACATGGCAAAGAAAAGGCTTACACCACAGGACCGGATGGCATTGGAAGGGTGGAACGAACTGGTCGCTTCCATCCGGGAAAGCTCGGACATCAACCCGGCGGATTCCACCGCCGAGATCGAGGCCAGAAAAAAAGGGCTGGAGGCGGACGACGAGGCATGGTTCCGCTACTACTTCGCGCAGTATTACACCTGCAATCCCGCCGACTTCCACAAGAGGGCGACACGGCGTATGATGGCGCATGAAAGATGGTACGAGGTCAGGGCCTGGTCACGAGAGCTGGCCAAGTCCGCACGCGCCATGATGGAGATCATCAAGCTGGCGCTGACCCGCCGGGTGCGCAACGTGCTGCTCATCTCCAACTCGCAGGACAACGCCCAGCGTCTGCTCCTGCCCTTCATGGCCAATCTCGAGGAGAACCAACGTATCATACAGGACTACGGAACGCAGAAAAAGCCGGGCGCGTGGGAAACAGGGGAATTTACCTGCCAATCGGGATGTTCCTTCCGAGCCATCGGAGCCGGGCAGTCGCCCCGTGGTACACGTAACAAGAACTTCCGCCCGGACTGCATCCTGATTGACGATATAGACACCGACGAGGAATGCCGCAACCCGGAACGCATCAAGGCCAAATGGAAGTGGCTGGAAGAGGCACTGATACCGACCATGTCCGTATCCGGACATTACCGGGTGCTGTTCAACGGGAACATCATCGCGGCGGACTGCTGCATCACACGCGCCATCGAAAAGGCGGAGGAACTGAAGGCGAAGGGCATCGGGCATGTGGATATCATCAACATACGGGGTAAAAACGGCGTATCCTCATGGCCCGAAAAGAACTCGGAAGAGGACATCGACCTGTTCCTATCCCTGGTCAGCGCATCCGCCGCCCAGAAGGAGTTTTTCAACAACCCAGTGGCCGACGGCGAGGTGTTCCAGGAGATCGCCTACGGGAAAGTGCCCGCCCTCTCCAAATTCAAGTTCCTCGTCATCTACGGCGACCCCTCACCGGGCGAGAACAAAAGCAAGAAGAGCTCCACAAAGGCGCTCTGCCTCCTGGGAAAAATCAGCAGGCGGTTATATGTCATCAAGGCATTTCTCGACCGGGGATTGAACGCGGAGTTCATCCAGTGGTACGTGCAGCTACTGGATTTCGTAGGCGGACGATGCCCCGTGTACTGTTACATGGAGAACAACAAGCTGCAAGACCCCTTCTTCCAGCAGGTGTTCCAACCGTTGGTCAGGAAGGCGCGCCGCGAGCAGGGCGTGGAACTCTACATCAGAGGAGACGAGGACAAGAAAACGGACAAGGCCACCCGCATCGAGGCCAACCTCGAACCGCTCAACCGGGAAGGGAACCTCATTTTTAACGAGGCGGAACGGGACAATCCGCACATGAAGAGGCTGGCCGACCAGTTCCACCTGTTCAACCTCTCCCTGACCTACCCGGCAGACGGTCCGGACTGCGTGGAGGGCGGAAACCGTATCATAGACCGTAAACAGCGCGACATGGAACCGGCCAAGAAGATCGCCCGAAGCGTGTTGCGCAAAAACAACAAATACAGACAATGAGCCAATTTATCGAACTGACAGATTACGATGCCAGCATCCACCGCGAGATACTGGACGCGCTGACCCGCGAGGACGAGTCCATCGTGGAGATATGTGAGGACCGTGCCGTCACCGATATGCGGGGCTACCTGTCGCGAAGGTACGACTGCGACAAGCTGTTCTCGATGACAGGAGACGAACGCAACCAACTGGTGCTGATGATGGCCATCGACATCACGGTGTACCACATCTTCTGCATCCACAACCCACAGAAACTGTCCCAGACGCGCAAGGACCGCTACGAGCGGGCCGTAGAGTGGATGAAGGCAGTGGCGGCCGGGGACATCAGCATCGACGGCGCACCGCTGCTGCCGCAGGAAGAACGCCGGACACGCTCCGGCTTTATCATAAAAAGCAACCGCAAACGTTCAAACTATTTTTAAGCTATGGGAAGAAGAAAGAAACAGACAGGGCGCATCACCGTAGGTGGGAACTTGCGCCGGCCGGGCATCACGGGCACGCAGACCATCGTACTCACGCAGCCCAGACGTTTCGGCATCGACATCGCCGACATGACGGCGGCCATCCACGCCTTCGAAAACGTGGACTACTCACGCCGGTTCAAATTGTACGACCTGTACAGCGACATACTGATGGACACGCACCTGTCCAGCGTCATCGACAAAAGGGTCGAGGCCGTGCTGGCACTTGACATAGAGTTCCAGCGCGACGGGAAACCGGACGAGCGCATAAACGAGCAGTTGCAGTCGCCGTGGTTCCGGCGCTGCATCGAGGATATCCTTGCCGCCCGCTGGTGGGGATTCTCGCTCATGCAGTTCTACCGCGAAGGGCCGTGGATCAACTACGACCTGATCCCCCGAAAGCACGCCGACCCCGTGCGCCGCCTCATATTACGCCACCAGACGGACATCACGGGAACCCCGTGGGATGAATACCCCGACCTGCTCTTTGTCGGGGACAAGGACGATATGGGGCTGCTGGCGAAGGCCGCGCCGTGGGTTATCTACAAGCGTAACGACATGGCCGACTGGGCGCAGTTCGCCGAAGTCTTCGGGATGCCCATACAGGAGTACACCTACGAGACGGACGATGACGAGGCACGCCAGCGTGCCATCGAGGACGCGACGGGTATCGGATCATTGGGCGTGTTCATCCATGGCAAGGACACGGAACTGAACCTCAAGGAAGCGGGTAACAAGAGCGGATCGGCGGACCTATACGACAAACTCTGCGAGCGTTGCAACAGCGAGATATCGAAACTGGTACTGGGCAACACGCTGACCACGGAAGCCTCCAAGACCGGGACACAGGCCCTGGGCACGGTACACAAGAAGGTGGAGGACAAAAAGCTGAAGTCGGATTGCCGTTTCCTGCTGAACGTGCTTAACTACGACATGACCGACATCTTCCAGAGGGTGGGTATCGATACGGCAGGCGGAAAATTTTGTTTTCCCGAGCAGAAGGAAACGGACACGAATACCGAAATGACTGTCCTCTCCACCCTGAAAAGGGACTTCAACCTGCCCATCGATGACGATTTTCTCTACGAAAAGTTCGGCATAGAGAAACCGAAGAACTACAAGCAGCTGAAAGCGGAAGCCGCCCAAAAGACACAAACACCGGCCTCGCCCGTTCCGCCGGAAGGCAAAAAAGAAAAGCCCGAGGAAAAGCCGGACAAAGAGGATGAAGCCCCCACGGGGAGACAGAAAAGGAACTTCATGGCGTGGCTGAAGAGTTTTTTCGACCACGCCCCGCACAAAGACGGGGCGGCTTTAGACTGGTAGTCGACACCCTTTACCGGGATGCCGCAGGCGAGGTATCCTCCGGTTTCACCTTTGACCGGGACGTACTGGAGGCGTTCGTGCGCCGCGTCTACGAAAAGGACTTCCACCCCATGACGGACATCGAGTTTCAGATGTTCCGTGCCGTCTGGGATACGCTCGACATCGCCACCGAAAAAGGGTTCGGAAAGCGTCCGGCGGATGATCCGGATCATGACTTCTACGAGGAACTGAAACGAAACAACGCCGTATTCGCCGCCTTCAAGGTACACCGCATGCAGAACGACATAGCCGCGCTGCTGCTCGATTCGAACGGCGTTTTAAAACCGTTCGAACGGTGGGCGAAAGAAGTCATGCCCATCGCGGACCATCAAATCTACCAGTGGCTGGAGACCGAATACGATACGGCGATAATCCGGGCGCACCAGGCCGCTGACTGGCGACAGTTCGAACGTGAGAAGGACGTGCTACCCAACCTGAAATGGATGCCGTCCACCTCCCTGCATCCGGGAGCCGACCACCGCCGGTTCTGGGGAACGATACGGCCCATCGATGATCCGTTTTGGAATAACCACCGGCCAGGCGACCGCTGGAACTGCAAATGTTCCCTCTCATCCACGGACGAGGAGCCTACCCCCCTACCCGACTTCGATCCCGCCGACAAACCGCAGGACGGGCTGGAGAACAATCCGGGCAAGGACGCCAGACTGTTCTCGGACAAGCATCCGTATGTAGTCAACGCCCATCCGGGAGCTGGGGAAGCGGTGGAAAAACTCATGGAAGAAATTGAAGACAAGGAACGGATGAGAAGGCAACGCGCGGAAATTAAGGAACAAGCAAGGTTCTTAACATCCCGGACGCTTCATAACAATGATTTTGGAAAGGATATCGTTGTCAGCATGGCAAGTATCAAGGAGTGGCTTAACCAGCCCCATAAATGGATTACGGAGAAAAACGCCTTGCTGCCGGTAATTGAAAATGTCATCGCGGAATCAAATTATATAGGATACGGGCCGGACAAACATGACCCGGACATTACAATGCACCTGTTCGAAATCACCATACACGGGGAGAAGAGCTGGGTTATCGTAAGAGAGCTGATCGATGGAAGTGTCAAATTGCACAGTGTGTCTGACAGCGATAACATTTTAAAATATTTATCCAACAAAAAAGGATAACCTGAAAGCAGCATCCTTGGAACTGCAATCCAAGGCCACGCTTTTTAAGCTATCCCTTCTGTGGCAAAAATACAAATTAATCTGCAATGTACAAACCTATGACATCATTTTTGTTCCTTGGAAAAAAGTTCCGTCATGCAGGCTTCATCAGGAAAGTGGATGGAAAGCTGGCGTTTGTCCCCTTGGCCGCGCAACTCGGTACGGCGGTCCTCAAACCGTGCCTGTATTTCCTTCATGACGAAAAGCCGGTGGTTCATGTACCACTGCCCTTTCCAGTTGCAGAAAGATTGGGGATAATTGCCTTTCAGACCATAGAAAGAGTGCATGGACTTTCCGAACGCCTTGCAGTATTCAGTACAACTTACCCACTGCTCGCCACCCAGACGGAACAGGCTACTGTCATTCACTATCAGTTCGCCCCGGGCTATACGGTCAAGGAAATCATCCACTTCCCATGCATATTCAGGACTGAGCCACTGGAAGAATCGTCTCGCCACTCGTGTATCTGTAGCCCATGTTCCTTGTTCGTATTCAGAGGTGTTTCCTTTACGAATAATAATAGGCTCAATTTGTGTTTCGAATATTTTCGATTCACTTTCTTGAGTGTTTCGAATATCTTCACCACACTTCATTCTCTTTCTTGCTACTTCGAGATACTCTTGTGCCGATTTGGTCTTCAACCAGTCGTCAGGTTTCTTACCGAATTGCTGTGCGATACGTGTAAGGTTAATCCAGCATTTGTCACCGTGACGCTCAAAGATCAGGTCTTTGCCGTCCACTCTTGCGAGTTCAATCAAATTCTTTTCGACAGTCATACTTCCAAAAGAATTGCGATAAAAGAAAAAGCCCCCGTAGGTGTGACTGTCACTACATACGTTGGGCGTAGGGAGTCGCCGGTCCTTTCGTTCCGGCCACCATAGGGGCCATTCTTTGTATCTTGTTCAAAATAAAACTCGGAATCTTTATTTTGCCCGAAAATGATATGGGTAACAGTCGCCAGTAAAAGTACTGGCAATTATTCAAACTACCAAATTATGGATATAAAAGATTTTTCAGCCTTGCTCAAGGCCAAGCGGAAGGAACTGGACATGCTCATGCGACGCGAGCTGCCCGTCAAGGTGGGACGCATGGCCAAAGACCATTACCAGGACAACTTCCGCAAGGGAGGCTTTGTCAATGGCGGCCTGCGGCGCTGGCCGGTGACAAAACGCCAGCGGTCCGGCTCCAAGTCTGCGGCGGCAGGTTACGGCCCGCTGCTCTCACGACGCAACCATCTGTTCTCATCCGTCAAATATACGCCGGGAGACTACCGCGTCAGGGTGGCCAACGACGTGGAATACGCCCCGCCGCATAACTGGGGAGGCGAGACGCGTCCGACCGTGACACCCCGGATGCGGAAGTTCGCGTGGGCGATGTATTACAAGGCGGCAGGCATACGAAAAAAGGCCGCCAAGAGTAAAAGAAAGGGGAAAACAAGGCAACGGGAACTGCCGCCGGAAGCCGGTATGTGGAAAGGGCTCGCCCTTACCCGGAAGAAAAAGCTGAAGGTAAAAATCCCCCAACGCCAGTTTATCGGTGAAAGCACGGAATTGAACAAACAAATCGGACAAACCGTCGAAACGGAAATAAGGAACATTTTAAAATAAACAACATGGAGGAACTGTACATCGCAATCCTGAAAAGGATAGAAAATGAAATGCCGGAAATAGCCTACATCGACGAGGACTACGGCCAACTGGAAGGAATGGATTCGGAAAACGAGGATTTTTATCCGGTGACGTTTCCATGCGTACTGGTGGGAAATACCGAGGCGGACTGGAAAGACATCGGAATGGGGACGCAGGCGGGGGAAATAACATTGACCGTCCGGCTGGGCATCGACTGTTACCACGATACCCACATCGGAAGCGGAACGACCGGGCGTATCAAGGAGCGCATGGAAATGGCCGGGAAACTATACCGGACACTGCAAAACTTCCGGTTCTGCCGGAACATGGACGAACTGGTCAGAGTCAAAAGCCGGGATTATACCCTGCCCGGAAACATCAAGGTGTATGAATTTGTGTTCTCGTTCAGCTATCGCGATGAATCCGCGCTATTGGATAGCCGGCATCGTCCGTGAACAGGGAAAGCTGCTTGAAGGTTAAACGGGGCGCACGGACTTTGGGGACCGGGTGGATATCCGGATCGACCTTGCTGCGTTCACGGATAATGGCCATGATGCGCTCCTCCGACAAAAAGAACTCCTCGGAAAGGATCTTCAGGGCACGGTCGAAGCGGACGCTCTGCGCCTCCGTCCAATAATAGTAGCGGCGGCACAGGGCTTCATCCCGTTTTCTGATCAGCTGTTTATCTCGTCCTTTGGCCATAGAATCAATGTATTTAATACAAAAGTACAGCTTTATACCGTATTTCAAGGCGGCATCGGCCTTTAAGTTTGTTTGGAACAGACGGTTTTTAAGTTTGTTTAAATCAATCACCCCAAAAAACAAGCGGCGGGACAGCTTTTTGTACTTCCCGCCGCTTGATAATTATTATCCGGTTATTTCATCGATTCCAGCCGTTGCAATCGTTTCAAGTGGTAAACCACCGCCTCGAAAAACTCAAGGCTTCTCTTACTTTGCCGCTTTTTGACTCTGCTTCTCAATCTTGGGATTTGTTCCTTGATAAATTCCGCCATTCCTTCAGCATCTTTGACGCATTGTGCCACACTGGGAACCAGTCCTAAATCTTTCATGTTCATAATTCAATCCTCTATTATATCGTTGCTTTGCAATAAACGTTTCATGCTCCTGTCCCTTTCCGCTTTGCTGGGGTAATAATCGCCGTATCTTTTCCAGCTATGCGGATTGGCTTCACTTTTGAATTTTATGCATGGAGAAGGATAATCCATCCGGCGAAGTATGGTATAACCAGCCTTGCATAATTTGGCTTGATCTGTCGCATTCATATTCAAGCCTTCCGACTGTTCACAGAAATCTGCCAGCATTTCTATCTTATGTAAGAACTCTTCAGCCGGTGGTTCCGCTTTTTCCCCTAACATGGATTTGATCTTGATTTGTGCCTGTTCCGACAGCTGGTCCCATTCTTCCTTCAACCCCCTTTTTACAGAGACATACCCCCTAAAGAGCCTCGCCATGATACAGGCTTCTTCTTTTGTGACCTCAAATCCGTCATTGCTTACCGGACTGCCATCTTTCCGGGAACCGTCATAAATATATTTTCCCGGAGAAAATGTGTGGTCCCCATAGCCGAACAGGTAGCAAGCACCGGTTTCGTTCAGTATGACGGGCCATGTAAATATCATTCCGCTTTTACAATCGACCCCCTTTTTCTTTGGTATTAAATCATAACCCATAATTATTCTGTTTCCTCCTGTTTTTGTAGTGTTAAACCCAAAGCGGCTATTGCCATTCCCAATTCCATTTCCTTTTTTTGTTCTCCCGCAAGTTCCGTGGGGAAAAGAATTGGTTCTGCAACCATTTTCTGCCAGACTTCATCCGACAGGTTTATATTAGCTAAAAAACACGCTGTCTGAACTACGTTCTTATCCAATTCCATTACTATTCTTACTTTTTCTTCCATGACTGATTATTTTTAATCGTTTTCTGGCACGTAAGCCGATACATAAGTTGTTACCTCACACGATACGATCACACGCCCGGAACCTTTACACTGCGGGCAGGTCGCGCCCTCTTTCGTCCCCTTGCCCTCGCAGACCTTGCAGACCACGATATGCGGTGGGATCGTCTTTTCACGTTTGGGAGCCGGGGATTCCGTCTTGGCGGGTTCCGCCGGTTTTCTTCTGAATTTGTTTAAAATGTTGCTCATATTCATTTCGATTATCTGTTCTTACCTGTTTCATCCGGCTGCCAGGCGATAGTTACGACCGCCTTCAGACGTTTATTCCCTTTACACACGGGGCAATCCTGTTTGATGCGCTCCCCGTAATCATCCACTCCCCAGAACCAGCCGTTGCCGTGGCAATAACTACAGGGGAAGCCGCCGAACTCGACCCGTTCGACAGGACACTCTTTCGGGAAGAGCGGCGGCTGGATCAATAGCGCGTGTTGTTGCTTGCTCATGCCTCCGTCATTCCTAATGGTATCGCTATCCATGCCCCGTTGTCGTTCTTGACCTCGGCCCGGATGAACTGTTTGCTGATGGCCGGCTGGTAGGCCTCCTCGATGATCTGCACGCCTTCCATGAAACGCTCGTCTTCCGATTCCTCGGCTATCTTGCGAAGCTGGACGATACGGCTTGCCTTCAGCGTTCCTTGCGCGTTACGGGCCAACAGGCGGAGTACCATTTTTACGAGTGCCTTCGTTTTCTTGTTGTCGGCAAGCCCCTCGATATACTCCTTCACGATGGCGATACCGTCCTCCACCGTGTCGCGGTAGCCGTCGGTCTCATAATACCCTACGGTGATACGCTTGTCACCCGCGGAATTGGTAAAGGTGTCTGTACGTTGGCCGTCTTTTTTCAACTTCAATACTTCCGCCTTCATATTGATGACGCTGCGAAAGTCGTTCAATATCGCCAATTTCGTTTCCTTGATCCCCTGGCTGAGGTCATGGAGCAATGGGATCGCCCCCTCGATGGTTTCGTCCACCAATTCCTTATAGGCCTCGCGATCACGTTTGGCCTGTTCCTTGGCTTTCCTCGCGGCCTGTTCTTCTTTGAACGCCTCAAACTGTTTCAGTTCTTCGTCCGTCATTTCAACGGCTTTTCTTTCTTCTGTCATAGCTTTAATTAATTTAGTTGTGAATAATCCGTGTTCTTTTCCCTGTCTTTCCTTTGGATGATCCGGAGTTTGATGGCCACCGTATCCAGTTCCTCGGTCGTCAGCCGGGAGAACCTTTTGCCCGCGATCCGGGGATTCTGGCAGTAGGCGTCCACCCGGTTCCAGTCGGTCGTGTCAATGCCCCGCTTTTGCATCAACCTCAGCACCGTGGAGCGTTTCTGCCGTAGCTGCTCACGGTAGATTTCCCGCGCCTTGTAATTCTCATCCATACGCTGCATGTCCTCGCACATGGCATCGTACTCGTTAACGGTCATTTCCCGGAGCGATTCGGTTCGTCCTCCGGTGTATTGACTGACCAGCGAGGCTTTCAACTCGCCCTTATCCTCCGTGGGCAGACGGTTCAAGAGGATATAAAAACGTGCGTAGTTCCTGCTCATTCGAAATCCTCCTCTTTAAATCCGTACTCGGTCATCAGCGCCGTATGCGATAAATCCGACAGGCGGTCTGATACTTCACTGTAAATGAATGATTGGTCGCCGGGGGAAAAGGCCGTTGCTCTTTCCACCGCGTCGTTTACGATTGCTTCTATCACTTCATCCATGATCCTGTTATTTATGTTGTTCGACTTCCTTTATCGCCACCTTGCAACGGGTGGCGTTCACGATTTTATTAGCCAGTTCCAGTTCCTCGACCTCGACAACTATCAGACCGGCGGTCTTGGCACGCCGTATCCGGATGTCGCAGGGGTATTCGCCTTCGTTCCAGAGCAAGATCACATGGGCGGCGTATTGCGGCTCCATACCTAACTGGTAAACCTTTTTCTTATTCATGGCCCACCGCTTTTATCCCATTGTCACTCCAATACTCCTCGGCCAGCCTCGGGTAGGCGACATACTCGCCGGTCTCACCGATAAACCGTCCCTTGCTGAAAGCCTTTCCTCCCTCGACCCATATTTTCAGCGTGGCATCATACATCACGCTTTCGGCCGCGTCACCTTTCGGGTTCTTGCCTTTGGCATGGCTGATGAAGATGAACAGCTTGCCGGGGAAAGCCTCTTTCAGCGCGATGTAGTCACGGTAACTCATGCGGGTGTACTGGAAACTGTCAACCACCACGATGTTATAACTCTTGTGGCGACGTAAGCGGGCTTTTAACGCTTCCATGTCCTCCTGTATGAAAGCCAGCCGGCGGCTTACTTCCGACATGCCGTGCATCTTCAGGTTGTTCTGTACCGTCAGGCACGCGCCCTCTTCCAGGCTGTTGTAAACCACACGGTCATACTTGCAAAGCTCCTTGCACAGTTGCATGACGAACGACGTCTTACCGTTACCGCTGTTTCCCCAGATAAACCACACGCCGACACGCTCCGGTGTTCCGAACGCCTCCTTCCATTTTCCCTCGAAGGGGAAAGTATTATATTTTTTGTCCAGTATATCCCGGACGCTCAATGCTCGTTTCATATCTTTTGAACGGTGTTTGAATGTTATTAAAACGCTGTTTTACTCACCCATCCGTTTGGCTCGGTGGATTGCCTTCTTCACGCGGCGAAGGTCGAAGTCGCACGGCTCGGCATCCCGGATCACCTCCTCGATCTTCTTCTTGTCCTGCACGCCGTTGGCCACGCAGATGGAGTAGACATCGCCGGCGGTCGTTTCCTCCAGTTCGAAGTATTTACGCCCCATGCGGCTGAAAAACTCCTTATATCCGGGTTTCTGATGGCGCAAACCGAGGCTGATGCGCTTCTTGATGTAGTCGGTGGAAAGGAAAACGATTCCGCTTTTATCCTCCAGCTTGTTGTACATGCTAATGAAGTAATGGAACACCGGCTCGGTCAGCTTGTCCGCCTCGTCGAAGATCAAAAGCGGAGCGTCCATCTGTATCACGTCGTCCAGGATCAGGCCCCAGATCTCACGGATATTGTGCCCGTCCGTCTTGATCCCGACCTTTTGGGCGATCTCACGCACGAAGTCACCCTTCTTCATGTCCTCGGAGCAAAGGATGTAGAAAACCTCCTTGTGCTCTTCCGTGTAAAGGCGCGCCGTCGTCGTCTTTCCGCATCCGGCCTCGCCGACCACCCACGTCACGTTGCGCCAGCGCTGGGCGTCATCCAGCACATAGCTTATTTCCTGATAGGCGGACGTTTCCACGATCTGCCAGCCGGTTTCGGCCTTTCCGCCGCCTACCTGCGAGGCGATCTTGCGGAACATATCGTCCGAGATATTCTCATACTTGCCGTTCATGATACTGCTGATCGTCCCGACACTGGTGTTCTTTAAGCTGCCCGCTGCCTTGTTCTGGCTCGGGTATTTGGCGACGTATATCCGGAGTGCCTCGCGGATAGCGTCCTTTTCTTTGGTACTTAATGGCTCCATTTCAATTATTTTTATCGTTATTGTTTTCTATTTATAATTTACCTGCCACCTTGCGGGTATCCACAATCTTGTTTTCCGTCAGCTGATCCCAGGTAAGGAGGCTGGCTTTCTTGGTGCTCCTACCCAGCCGGATTTCTTCCGGGTCGCAGCTGTACCGTCCGGTCCTGCGGTCGATTTCACGCTGCACCTCTTTGGTCACGCCTTTCAGTTTCGGGGTACTCAGTCCTTTCTGTTCGGGAGCCACGCCGTAAGCCCATTCTATTTCTTTGGCTATCACCTGGCGTTCGATACGGTCGCGGATATTCGCCTCCTGTTCCTGCCGGATAAATTCGGCCTCACCTTCCGCTTGGTCCTGAATGGCACGGTGAATAACCATGTAAGGTTCCGCCACCCGTTCGAACCGGAGCTGCCCGGCATTGTCCCTCCAATACAGGCGGATACTCCGGAGGTCGTTCGGGTCGTACTTGACATGGAACTTGCGGTACGTGTTTTTCCGCCGCCACTCATGGTCAGGCTCTCCGGGGACTGCAAATACCTCGTAGGTCTTTTTCAGCTTGCCGATGGTTATCTGTATGCCTTGATCGGTGAAAGTGGCCGGGCGTTTTGTCCAGATCCAGAAGATGTCCACCATGTCGTGCACCGTTACCACGTCGGTTTCCTCGTTCACGCTTTTTTCGTACATCTCAATGCGGGGAATCCCGGTCGCCGGGTGCTTGGCCTCGTTCCAAGCCTTGCGTGCTTCAGCGTAGTGGGCTTTCAGTTCGTCCAGGGTGAAAAGCTGGTCGTCGTTTTCGTCAACAAACTCAAGGTTCGGACGGCTTTCGGCTCTCACCGCCGTGATGTTCATACCGGTAAACCGCCAGTCCTTATGCAGTTCCTGCTGCTGGAACCGGCTGAATATGTTTTCAATCGTCTTGGATTGCCCGCTGTACGGGGCTGTCGGACGGTGGATATGGCATATCCTGTCGAAAAAGCCTTCCTTTTCGTCCCCTTCCTTCCGGTTCAGTTTCTTGTGTCCGCCCTGGTTGTCGTGCACAATCTCGAAAGGCTTGTGCCCGCTCACCTGGATGGCCATGCGGTAGGCGTTGTATTGCGCCTCGAAATTCTCGTGATCGCTGATATAGTAACCCAGAAGAACCTCGCTGTACGCATCGACCACTTCGTACACCATCGTGGTGCGTACCTTTCCGTCCTCGTCCCTGTAATACAAGTTCAGTTTCGTACCGTCGCCGTACCAGAGGGTGTCGCGCCGGTCGGGTAGTTTCGTCTTGTGCTTCCTGCCGTAACGCTGGTGGGCGGCCATTTCGCCGAATACAGCGTCATACCAAAGCTGCTCAATTTCCGGACGTTCGAACCATTGCACCATGCTCCGCTTGCTTTTGAGCGGTTTCCAGTCCTTTTCCAGCGCGATGCGGTTTATTTCATCAAATATTTGCGCATAGTTATAGACTGGGACCCGGCTCCGGCGCAGGGCGATCAGTTGGCGGCCCATCTCCGGGGTAATCTTGACGGTGCTTTTATTGCCGACCTTTCCGGAAATAAGGGAAGCATAACTTTCCTTTTTGTACCGGCTGATTTTCTCTTTCAGCCGGGCGAGGTTTTCCGGCAGGGTGTGGTGGTATATCTCGCGCAGGTTCTCGCTGGTGGCTGCCACATTTTCCCATACGGTGCTCAGGCTGTTGCCGTACATCTTGCGATCTCGCATCTTTATCTCCAAATCAATGACAAGCGCGTTAAGGACCGAGGCGTTCAGCGTGTATTCCGCTTTCAGCTTGTCGCTAAGGCTGGTTTCCACGCCGTTCATTTCATAGCGATGATCCTCGAAAAATGTACGGGCTTTGTCGTCTATCTTTACCCTGTCTATCATACGCTGTTGTTTTAATAATTCTGTCGGATCGCCGTATTTCGCAACGAAACGGATCTTGTATTTTTCACGGAGCGAGGAATAGATTATCAATGCGTAGGAACCTTCGCCACCGCCACGATGAGCAGTTCGGATGTTGCCTCTTGCGATATTACTTTTCAAAGTGTTATACTTTATAACAGGATCATCGCCGGAGGTAAGCTCCTCGTAGGTTACACATAGTTCGTTTTCAAAATATTCCATCACTCGGTTATTTTGTTTACATTTGCAGAAAAATGTTAGTTATGAATAGAATTGAAGATCCTATAACAGAGAAATTGAGAAAAGAACCCGGAACGGCAACCTATACATTCTATCGAATATTTATTGGAGATCGTGCCGGCATAGCTGAAACAGACGCGAAAGAACTTGTCCAAAGCATTAAGTCTTTCGGTGGAAGTGTTGGCATTAAAAATTTCTCTGAAGTTTATCTCCATGATAATGAAAGTATGGCATCATTATATTCTACGTTCCAAATACATCACACGCAAGATGCTGTCCTCGTTAAGGTGGCATCGCTTTTCGCGTTCGCAGCATCGCATAAACTCTGTCTCGCTAACCAAACATTTGTGCCCAAATAACTCTTTTAAAGGCGGGCGCACAATTCTATGAAATTCAGGATTGGTGCTTGAACATGCCATGTGTCTGCCTTTTTTCATCGCCCTGCAGCAGGCGTCATATACTTTCTTTGTTGCCATAATTTAATCCTCCTCTAATTTATTTGTCGGCACTCGTTTTAACAGCCGTGCGGAATTGCCGAAGTTCAGCACGACCAGCATAACCAGCCATAAGGGATTTTCTTCTGCCATTCCAAGTAGCAGGGTGAAGCTGAAAAGAAAATACCCAGCATAAAACTTTTGTTTTGCGGTGAGCGACTTCCACCACGCCAGCTCACTCTTGAACAACTCCTGCCATATCGTTCCCATGGTTCATATCGTTTATCGGTTCGTCACCCACTTCAACTCCGCCACGCATCAAAGCCATTTTCCGGATCGCCTGCGCCAGCCGGGTGTTCTTCCGGTATGCCAGGCTGTATGATACCATTTCCGGCGTGCAATTCATCAGCAAAGCGATCCGCTTTACCTCTCCATATTCTACTATGATTCGTCTCTTCATTTCTATATCTATCTTAATCTGTTATTGTTGTTACTCAGCATTTTCCACTCTAAAAGAAAAGCTCCTATCTACCAATACCCGCTTCACAAAAGACAGGTCATGTTTATCCACCGGAAAGAACACGGCTTGACAGTCCACGCTCGGATAAGACTTGATAGCTGTTTTCTCTGCCATTCCCTTAACCAGTTCGTAAAGAAATCCTACTGTTTCTGCCGTCGCCTGAGCGATAATCACTTTTGCCTTCATCGTTTCTTATTTATATTCGTTTATAATCGGTTTCAAACTCACGCCGTAGCAACTCATCAAGCGCCGGATAAGATTCTTTACATAAAAATCGGGAGCGGAAAACACAATCCCGGTCTCTTCAGTGTATCTGAAACTGATACCGTCCATCATCAACACGTAAGCGACTTTGTGCTTCACGCTTTGTGTCTGCCATTCTTGAATCTCGTCATTCATATCCTTTGTCATTTTTAAGTTTTACTTCTAATATTCGTTTATATGGCCGCCTTTTCATATCTTTGAGGCGTGTTTATATTTTAAATACACTGCAATATTAATAGTAAATCTTCTAATAACAAAATATTTTGCGAGTAAATTTACTAATAAAATTATG